TCGTCCAGGCTGTTCTCTAAATGCAGGAAGCGCGCGAGGACCGCGTTCCGTTGTCCTTTGCGATGAACGCGCGCGACGGCCTGGGCGTTGTTCGCAGGCACCCAATCGGCCGAGACAAAGACAACGTCCTGGCAGGCGCCATTGGCGTGCAGCGTTATGGCTGTCGACGCCGCGTTCGTTTGCCCAATCATCACGCGATAGTCTTCCATTGATTGAAAAGCATCGATGGCATCCTGGCGCGCGCCCGCCGATATGGCGCCGTAGATGGCACGCGGTGTGAAATCTTTGAGCCCTTCTTGCAGCGCTTTTATCGTGTCAATAAACGATGCGAATATGACGACCTTCTCCATGGCGCCGTCTTCCAGCTCCTGGCGGATCATCTCAATGGCATCGCCGACTTTCGCCAGTTCCGTCGCTCTCTTCAGCGTCGTCAAATGCATATCAAAGGTCTCGGCACCGGCGGCGCCGGAGATCACAGCATCGAGCTGCTCGCGGTATTCCTCTTCGAGATCGCGAACATGCTTGACGGTCTTATCGCCAGTGACGGCGATCTCGGCGAAGCGGCACTCGGGCAAATCGTGGAGCACGGCTTCTTTCTTAATCTTGTCGACGACCGGATCCAGGGCCATCCAAAGCGCGCCGCTCGGCTCTACTTTGCTGCCGACGATTTTGTCTCCCCACGCCGTCTCGACCGTCTGGCAAAAGGTGTCGCGGAACTGATAAAAATTCATCGGCTTCCCGTTGCCGCTATCGATGACCTCGGGATGACGACTATGAACCCATGGGTAGATTTCGCTGATATTGTTCAGATTTCAGAAATGTTATTGGGGCACGGTGTGCCGGTCAGGCCCCAAACGTGCCGGGCCCGCGATGCGACACCGCGGTGCCCGAGGATCCGCCCGGTGCGCTTGCTGGTGTGGTTCTTCAAGTACTGAACTTCGTCGAGCACAAGCACGTCGATCGTGAGGCCGAGGAGCTGCTCGAGGACCGCGTCCCGGTTTACGAGATCGTAGGAGAGTATATAAAAGTCGGCGCCGGCAATCTTATCGGCACCCTTCTCGATGACTTTGACCGTGTACCGTGACCCGTGGATCGCTTCGATTTCACGCTTGGCGTTGCGGCGGCTAACGGCCGGGCCAATCCAGACACAGACACCGTCCTCGAGAGCATCGCCTGCGGCCTGGGCAGCCGGGTACGTTTTACCGGTGCCCATGTCCCAGTGTAGAAGAGCGCTATCGCAATCCTTTAAGAATTCAACACCGGCGACCTGGTGCGGCATCAGCTCGATCGACATCAGCTAACCTCCCAGGCAATCGCTAGATAATTGATCGCGTCTTCGATCGAATCCTTGAAAGTCTCGCTGTCGCAATCGACACGCCGCGCGCGGTCGAGCTTCTCGATCACGTTCCCCAGGACGATGTCTTTCGGCGTGCGCTCATTAAAGAAGAACGCATTTTGAAGATCGGCCAGCTCTTTATAATGAACGCTGGCAGAGCCGTAGATCCCGTCGCGCTCTTTAAATGTCGACAGCGCGCTCTCGAGCAGATCGATGGCACTGCGCTGGTTGGTTCCCTGCTCATTCATTCTCGTTTAATCCTTCCCTCTCCTGCTTATATTTCGCGATCAGCAACGCCTCGGCCCGATCGGCATCCTTCTTCCTGGACAATTCGTCCGTGAGCCCTGGCCAGGTTTGTATAGCCAACAGCCGCGCATCCTCTTTATGCGCTGTCAGTTTGAAATGTTTCTTCCAGGCGTTCGGTGTCACGTATTCCACCGGTATCTGTAATGCGCCTATCACGCCTTCGACGACACCACAGGCTTGCCCAAACCGGAACGAGCTCGAGACCCCCTGCTTTGGCATCGCGTGGACGCGCTCGAAAACCGCGCAATCTGGCGCCCAGGACCGTACAACCCCGGCGAGCTCGCCTCCCAGGACGACCCGGCGCTTTAGCTTGCCTGCCGTCGGGATGTCGCGGACAGCAAGAAAACCGTCGCCCAGCATGGCGATCGCACCGTTCAGCCCTGGGTCTATGCCGAGGATCTTCATCTCAGCCCCTGCTTCTTGGCGCAGCGCAGTATATAAAGATCGTGAGGTAGCCCCGCGATCATGTCAGATTTGATCGACCAGAGATTGTAACCGAGGTCGACGACCTCTGCCTTGACGACCCAGCCCTTCTCCGCCCAGCTCGCCATGATTTCCTTGGCCGCGGCTTCATTCACCCGCCGGGTCTGAAAATTACGCGGTTGAAACCGACGCGATCGACCGATCGGTACGATGTTATTCATTTTCTGCCTCGTACCTTTGCAATACCGCATCAATAGCCCGCACAGTTCGCAGCGGATCGGTCATACCGGTCCTCCACCGCTGTACTGTCGATTCCGAGATATCGGCTTCCCGACACAGTTTCGCGATTGAGATACCGACGGCGTCCGCTCGCTGTTTGATGTCGTCGTAGGTTGTTAAGCGCATGAGTTGTGCATTTCTATATTTATATATTGCAAATATCATAAGCATTTTGAAAACGCTTTGCAACGATTTTTTGCTCACTCTGTTTTTCGCTTGCATAATTGCTCACGCTCGGAGTATGAGTTGAGCATGGCCGTTAAGCCAAAAAGTTTTTTGGGTTCCGTCGGGAACGCCGATCAGCGCGCGAGCGCCGGGCTTTCCGTCATGGGAAGGGCCCGCAAACGCGAAATTGAGCGCGCACGACACGCACTGGAAACCCTTAGAGCGCTCACTGGCTCCTCTTTCAGCGCTCTGGCGAACGATGCTGGGTTTGCCGCCTCAACGGTCTCCAGGTTCATGCGTGCAGATAATCCAAATTTTGTAATTAAACCGCAGACACTGCGTGCCATTCTGGATCGCGCCGCGGAAAACGCCATGGGGGATTTGGAGTCGGCCGAGCTTCAGGTCGTGCTTAGTTTAGAGCCGACCGACGCGATCCCGCCGGCGCTCTCCGTGCCAGCAAAGAACTGCGTCGAGCTTCTGCGTCTGCGCCGTGAAACCATTAACGAACCCAGCTCGAGCGAGCCGGTCCGAGAATCCTTTTCGAGCGAGGGCGAGCCGACCCGCATTATTGGCGCGGTTGAGGCGGGTGTTTTCCGCGAAGCGTTTGAGATTCCGATCGAGGATCAAGACACTCTGCCGATCGGATCCGAGAGATACGGACCAGACTGTTTCTGCCTTGAGGTCCGCGGCGATTCGATGGATCGGCGTTTCCCGGATGGATCGCTTTTGATTTGCCGTCCGTTCGACGCCGAGGCTGAACCCCTTCCCGATCAGAAATTCGTCGTTGCCATGCGTCGTGACGCGCGGACCGACCAGGTCGAAGCAACGGTCAAGCGGCTTGTAAAACTCGCCAGCCGCGATAACTACGTGCTCATGCCCGAGTCTACAAACCCCCTCCACGCGCCCCTTCCGCTGGAAGACCTCGGTGAATTTTCTGTATATATCACGGCGGTTGTACTGGCGGCCGTTACCAACGTCTGATGATATTTGCATAGCGTTCTCCTCAAGGAAGAACGTATGCAATTCCGCTCATTCTGTAATGGACTTTCGGCGACCTTCTCAAGGGCGTCCGGCGACCGGTAAGTGGTCGCCGCGCGACCACCGAACTAACCGCCGCGCTTCTGTTGTTCGACTGGCAAATGCTCCGTGATCCGCCCTCTCGTCACCTGTTCAAAGTCCTCATCGAAATCGTTCTCATAGATCTCGTCGTCGAATTCGCCGTAAAAGAGCTGTTCGTGAATGCTCCGATAAGACCCCTTGTACGGATACCGACTCTCGATCTCCCCCACCTGCTCCGCGTTTCGTCTCATGTCATCCCACATCACTACATATCTCGCGAAACGTACAATATTGGGATCGAGCAACTTGACGAGCACCCGCCAGAACGAGGTCTTGATGAGCTTGTTTGTGCCCGCGTAGTTCCATTTTGAATCGCGGGTCAATAAGCCTAACTCAACACCACTCGTCAGCATCTTCTTGATCGCCGTTCGTTTCGCAGCCGATCCGCAGGCGACCTCGACATCCGCGGTCGTGAAGTGATGGCGTTTCACCGCGAGGATAATAATGTTGCGGGTGATCACATTCGCCACAGTGCTCGAACCCCGCCACTCCCGAATCGGGTCGTCGATTTCGACTTTAAACGACGCGGGGTCTTTGAGGATCCATAATCCCAGCTCCGTGACGAGCTCGATGGAGAGATACCTGGTCCGCCAGGCGTAGACAAACGGGTTCACGCTCCATTGCGCGCCCATCCCCGCATAAATTGTGTCCTTCGCGAAAGTGGCGTTTTTCCTGAAGATCGCAAGCCGGTCTCTAAGTCGTTTCATCCTCTTCTCCTGTCACCTGTTCTAGCTTTACAAACTTTAATGCACATATGTGTGCATTTTATTGCTTGTGTGATGTGCATTAATGCTTATAATAGTTAATGCAAGATATTGCAAAGTCAAATCAGAAAAGGGAAACACGAAAATGAAATACACAATTTATCAGATCCACCTCACCAGGGCGCAAGTCGACGAGGTTAACAGCTCGGTTGAGTGGCCATCATATTACGCGCGTAAAACTCAGACGACCTTTTCTCCGAACGAAGAAAAAATTGCTGCGGCCTGGAACGCCGGCGACTACGCACCGGCCTGTCGCATCAAGGCAGACAGCCTCGAGGGCGTCTACGAGGTCGGCAACATTGGGCCTGCGGATCGCATAGAGCCTCTGGGTGAGTGGCACAGTGTCAGCGTGGGAGATGTGGTCGAGAACGAGAACGGCGACCGTTACTATGTTGCATCCTTCGGATTTGAAGAGTTCCAAGGGAGCACCGCGTAATGAGTGGTGTTCTTGCCCTCCCTGGGTTTCTGCGCCGGAAAGCTAACGCGCCGGCGCCCAAACCCCGTAAACCGCGGACCGTTAAGCGTAAGAGCGGGCCGCAGCTCATCACCATTCACCTCGAGGACCAGCCCCCGCGGATCGGCAGCGGCTTCCGGCAGGTCGAGGTCGTCACGGTCGGCCACAAGTGGGTCACCGTGCGGTCTTGGCCGGGCGGGCTCAAGTGCGAGCCAGTCAGGCACAAGTTCAAGCGAGTCGATTGGGAAAGGATAACGAAATGACTAGCCCCCGCGTTTATGTCGGCACCTATGCAAAATACAACGCCGCTAATCTTGCCGGCGCCTGGCTGAGTGTCGACGACTATGTTGACAGCTCCGATTTTTATGAGGCTGCCAAGAAACTGCACTCGGACGAAGCCGACGCCGAGCTGATGTTTCAGGACTACGAGAACATCCTGACAGGGCTGATCGGTGAGAGTTGGATCGACGACGCAGTCTGGGACTACATCCAGGCGAGCGACGAAGAGAAAGAGATCTTCAACATCTACCGCAAAGCCGTCGGATCAGAAGACGACATAACGGTCGTCCTCGAAGCCTTCCAGGGCGTATATCGCTCACCGGAAGACTGGGCGATTGAGTACTTCGAGGACTGCATGGAAGTCCCGCAGCACCTTGAGAACTACATCGACTATTCGGCTTTCGCCCGAGATGCCGGCATCGACAGCGTTTACTTCGTCGAGGTCGGCCGGGACCGAACTTTCGTTTTTAATCGTTTCTAAGAAATGGGTCGACCCGAGTACCAGCTCCGGTCGACCCCCTCTAACCCCGGCCGCCGCGCCCCGGAAGGACAAGCGGCCCAAGCAACAAGGACAGACACAATGACTTTTATAAGAACGAACGACAACCTCCCCCGCCCTGAAATCTTTGCGAGCTCGGCCGGCGCGAGCATTTTGAGCCCAGTCGTTAAGCGGCCGATCCAAGGACTTGGCCGTGATGGGCAGCCGCTCGACATGCCTGGGTTCAGCGGGACTTACACCGTCCGCAACGGGCAGCCGGTGCCTTTGGGCGTCGTGTCCGATAGCTACGAAGTCGTCCAGATGAGAGATCTAACCGCGGCGGCCGAGCAGATTATGCAAGACGCCTTCACGCCGGATCAACTGTCACAGATCGAGATCCGCGACTCGTCAGCCGGCAACGGCTCATGGGTTCAGAGGCAGTATGTCGTCAAGGCGTTCGAGGAGGCCCTGACCTACGGCAACTCGACCAGCGCCACCCTCAAAGTAGGCACTACCGTCGCGGCCACGTGCTCGATCACCACGTCATTCGACGGCGGTTCGTCGACGCAGCTCGGCATCGGAACGCTAGACCTAGTCTGCCAGAACGGGATGACCGCCCTTAACGCGGTCGATCATTTCCGCAAGAAACACACTAAAAGCGCCACGACGGAAGTGTTCGAAGACTGGCTTCAGGATCTAGGGCCGCGTTTTAAAGAGCAGGTCGCCACAATGAAGGAGTGGTCGGACGCCGGGTTAACCTGGTCGCAGATCGAGGACACGGTTCGCGCCTTGCCCTCCATCAGTGACAAGAAAGCCGAGAGGTTGCTCGAGCGCGCGGCTAGGGAATGTAGCGATCGCGGTTTCAACGTGTACGCCCTGTCGAGTGCCTTCACATTTTATAGCTCTCACAATTCGGCAGAGTTCCCGATCCGGAATACCGGCAACGACAACGTAGCCACCACGTTGTCCGACCGGCAAGACGAGGTGTCGCGGTGGGTTCGCTCGCAGCCCTTCCAGGAGCTGCTTGCGGCCTAACGCGGCCTCGGCTGGGCGCCTGGTTTTTCCCTCCCTTTTTCCAGGCGCCCTACCGAGTCCGTGACCCGTGACCCGTAACAGGAGATGAAAATGAAATTTTTAGAAAAGGTTCGAGACGTCCTGATCGTCTCACTCGTCGCCAGCTTCTTCTGGCTTGCGATCTATGTCAGCGTGCTTGATGCCGCAATCGAGGGGTTGAAGTGATGACTGAGAAGATTTATTTAACGCCGTCAGAATTGCTTGAGCGTTGGGCGGGGGCGGTCGCACACGTCGGCACCCTTGCAAATTGGCGAAACGTCGGTCGTGGTCCGGAATATGTGAAGATTGAACACAAGGTTCTGTATCCTCTCAAAGCCGTTGAAGAGTATGAGCAGGCCAACCTGCATCGACCCCTAGCCGTATAGCGGGATTACCTTAGACCCCTCACCTCCGCCCTTGAGGATCCGCCGCAGCTCCCGAGACCACCCGTCCAGGGCGCGGCATTTCTCGTCAAAGTAGGCATAGCGATCGTAGACGGCACCTACCTTGCCGTCCTTGTGCCCAAGCACCTGATCCATAATCTCGCGGCTCTCTTTCACCAAACCTGTAATATGCGTGCCGGCCGTTCTTCGCAGATCGTGAGGCGTCCAGTGCTCGAGCGTCATGTCGTTTTCGCGAGCACGGTCTAAAACCGTGTTCAACGTGCTCTCTGAAAACGGCTTGCCGCGGCGTTGAGGCGACGGGAATACAAACGGGCTGTTGATAAACCGCGGCTCGCGCTTCGACTTCCGCAAGAATACCGCCCGGTCGCCTCGACATTTTTCGCTGCAATATTGCAGCCGAATACGGCGCCCGTCGCGGTTCTTTGGCTCCGGAAGGTTTGTCCCGCAATGTAGGCATTGTCCCAGCGTCGGGTCGTAGGTTTTGACGTTCACGTAATCGAGGTCTTGTTTCAAACCCTCAACCTTTTCCAGTATCTCGATCGCCATGCCCGACAGCGGGACTACGTGCGTTTGATTATTTTTCCTGATGGCGCCAGGCATCGTCCAGATATGGTGGTTGCCGTAGACGGTGACGTGTTCTTTCTCCATCTGGCAAACTTCGCCTGGGCGCTGTCCGGTCACGAGTATTAGCTTGAAGACCAGGCGCGTCAGGTCATGCATATCGCTGCCGGTTTCAAACCAGTCCCACGCGATACGGATCTCCTCCTCACTTAGTACTCGCTCTCGGCCGTCGCCTTTCGGAGCCGGTGCCTTCATGCCAGTCATTGGCGAGTATTCCATTCCGCCGTACATTTTGTTTGCGCCCCAGTTTAAAATGGCACGCATAACCTCGAAGCAGTGGTTTGCTGCCGAGGGTGAGCCGCGTTTTAAAATGGGTCGTGTTACGTCAGCGATATCCGCCTTACTTATCTCTTCCAGAGGTATATTGCCGATATGCTTAATGACATCGCGATCGAGGATATCTTGATCGCGCTGCCATGATTTCTTGTGGGGTTTTGCGTGCAGCTCAATATAGTCATCGGCGAGCTGCCGGAAGGTCTTACGAGCTGCCTTCTCTTGCGCTTCATGGTGCTTTTGTGTGGCGTCTTGTGCTTCTTGCTCGAATAGATCAATACCTTTTCTAGCAGCGGCGTGAACGTCCTTTGCGCGGCTTCGTGCTTTAGCAATAGAGTACTTTGGATAAGCCTCAATTAATTTCTTTCGTTGCCCCGGAATACCTTTAACACGGTAGAATACCAGCCACGATTTCCTTCCCGTCGGATAGACGCGCAAGAGGAGAGCGGTGACATTTCCGTCCCAATAATCTTGCTGTTTATCTGATGGTTCTATCGCGTTAATGATTGCGTCTGTAAGAGGGAACTTTTTATTCGGCATGTGATTCTCAGGAAGCAGATAGGAAGCAAAATTCTATTATCTGACGTTATTTACTGCCATATCACTATGCCACACAGACACCCCAACGCAAAGAAAAATACGCATTAATGCACTGTTTTAATTGTACTATTTTAATATTAGATAATATTACTGTTAACCACCTTGTCGCAGGTTCGAGTCCTGCCCGCGGAGCCAATTAAATCAAGGGCTTAGAGGTAATTTAGAAATCGCCTCTAAGCTCTTTTTTCTCTCCAGGAAGCACATAGGAAGCAAAATATTTAGGACTCACTCGTCCGCTCCAGCCATTCCTTCGCACTTTCACCTGGCAGGCGATCCTCAAGATAGCGCTCTCGGAGCGTTTTAATTGCCAGTGCATAGGACGCAATCGCGTCCTGGGCCCAGTCGTAATCGTCACTCATCGAGACGCGACCATACCTCATACTGACACCGGCTCGCGTTTGGGCTCTCCCAGATCGATATCGCCAGGGCCCTATCCGGAGATCCGCCTTTGCCGAGGTAATCCTCTCGCCAGTTGAGATTGATAAACCTGGCTGGCCGGTGCCGGTGGAATTGCTCCCAGCCAACCTTACATGCCCATAGACGTTCGGGGCACACAAGCACCATGCGCTCGACACCTATATCGAAGGCATGATCGATGAACGGGCGGATCTTTTTAAAGGGAGGATTCGTCATGAGATGCGGGCATGGTGCTTCCTTAAAATCGAAGAAGTCCTGGCCCTGAGAAATGTCCGTCGCAATGACTTTAAATAATCTTGCCTGGAGGGCCTCGACCAGACGGCCGTCGCCCGCACAGGGCTCCCATACATAAGGAGCCGACCAATCGGAATAATTAGCTAAAAGCTCAACTATTGAATGAGGTGTTGGATAGAAGTCATTCTCATTTCTCATCTTTTGCCGCTCGGATCCGCCGTCGCAGATCACCATAATCGATGACCATACGCTTCATGACAGAACACCCACGCACGACGACCTTGTCCCGTGGACATGGGCCGGGCAGCGAAGCCATCTCCGCGGCCGCGGCAGATTGCACGGCGGTGGCATACTCTTCTAGCGGCGGGGTCACGATAACAGGCTCGCCCTTCTCGGCACCCCGATAATCCCAGTAGGCTCCAACAGCCGAGGCCCCTGCCCCGACGACGCTAGAAGCGACCGTCACGCATCCGGTCGGTACTAGCAGAATCAGAGCTATCACGAATATTTGCCATGCGTGTTTGCGCTTCAGATACAGCCTTCGCCGTCTCACCCTGCGCCCAACGCCGCCCCAGGAAGACGGCGCCTGCCAACGCGGCGCCGACTCCAAGACACGTCCATACAATAGCCCAGACACTCACGAGCTACCTTTCTCTTTCATTAAGACGCCCAAGAGCGCCGCAACACCGCCTATGATTGTTACGATGTTTGTCATGATTGCGTCCGGAATATTGATCCCGACCGCCGCTAGGAGCACTCCGATCGAGGCGAACGTGCTCGGCTCTTTCGCTCTGGCAATAACAAGGTTGAGTAGTCCGGACATTTAATTCTCCTTTCATGAGTTAGTATGTCCACAAAGCAGGGCGTGCGATTTTCTCATCACCACCCTCGGGTAAAATATCGATATGTATGAATCTCGAATTCCACGGGCCGCGCTGTTGGATCCCGATTCCCGTGACCCGTGTATCGGAAAGCGCCAATCGAAGTAGCTCCATGGCGTCTGGGCCGGCGACTTGGAAGTCCGCCGCGAAACCGGAATTGTGTGTGCCAGGTCGACCGCCTTTATTGATTTTCGCCATCTCGATCGGATGACTGACCGATCGGAACCCAGACGACACAGTCAGCGGTCGGTTGTATGAAGTACGGAGATCCTGGAAGCAGCGGACCGCGGCCTCCTGCATCTCACACTCGCCAGTTTCACGGCACGCGAATTCGCCCTCCCCAAAATTTGGGAAGTCGTCCCAATTAATCGTCATAAATCTCTCCGGTGGTTAGTGTTTGCCGTGACCGTTGAGCCGGTCACGGAGGCCGTTAGTGAAGTCCCACAGACTGGTGACTTGTTTTACGAGCACGCGTGATTCGCTTTTCAACTCGACAATCTCCTCGGCCTGCCGCTGGGTCCATTGCGTATACCTCAAGATCTCGGCCTGGAGCTGATCGATGTCTTTTCGCATCTCGCTGATCTGCGCGTAGGATCGAGCAGCGTGAAATATGAGCGCGCCAATAAGGAGGATCTGCTCCCAGTAAGTTGAGATCATGTCCAACTGATTGCCTCCTTCCAGCTCGCCATCTCGCACCCCTCAACGAAACGATTTATTGAAAGCCGGGTTGATTTTGATTTGATTTCCTTAATGTTCCTAAAAAACACCCGACGCCGTTCCAGCGCCACCAATGCGACGACGTCACATTCATCTGAAGCGATTGCTACTTTCTGAGCAGAACCACGTGTTGTGTTGAACCGGTATATCTTTCGATCAGCGCTTTCCGGCCTCTTTGTCGCCTTTACTTCGACGCGCCAATATTTACCGTCGTCATAAGCGAGTAAGTCTGCTCCCTGAGTCGGAGACAGCATTACTTGAACACCGATTTGGATAAGCGCGGACGCCGCGATGAACTCGCCGGCCTGCCCGACGAGCATATCGGATTTGAAATTATTCAACGTTTTGTAACACCGCGGCGAGGCATTCCTCGCCGGTGGGGTGGCTGATCGTGACTGCGCCACGCCCGGTTAACATTTGTAGCCAGGTCACAACCATCGGCTGACCATAATTATGAGAGCTCACAAGAAGCCCACGGGTCACGGGTTCAAACTTGGCCTTACCCAGCTCGATCGATAGCTGCCGGTTTTCCCAGCACGGCATAGTCATCGTTGCGATATCGTCGGGTCGCGATATTTCGAACTCCTCCGCATTAACTTTTAAAACCGTAGTCAGGATAAAAATCAGTGCGATTAACGCTGTCTTAACCATCTGACCACTACCCCATAAAAGCGACCTAGATACCAAACGATTGTCAGCGCCGCGGCGATCTCCGGTAACCAGGACAAAAAAGCGGCGAGGCCCGTGGCGCCCGCCGCTACATCTACAATATTTTTAAGGTCGTTCATCCGGCGTACCTCTTCAGGTTGTCGCCATACCGCTGTTTGATCAGGCTAAGGTCAGTACTTGTGTCGCCAGCGCAAATGACAGTGTTGTTGCTGTCGATGGCGATTGGCGCACCCCAACGCACACGCAACGATCCGACCTTCAGCTTTTGGTCGCGGTAATTATCGTGCTTGGCAAAATCGTGAATGTAATCTTTTGCCGTGAATTTATACGATTGAATAGTGTCCTTAATTTTAAGATCGTCGTTTGCAATCGACCATCGCTGGAAATCATCTGTGTCAAAGAAGTGACGGACGTTATCAAAGTCCTCGCTATCGGTGACCGCTGTGAGACTTCGGAAACGCACTTCGCTCCATTTAAGTGTAAAATTCCACCACCACATCATTGTGGTCACGCTGTCTACGGCGATAGGACACGCGGCGTTAAGCGTGTTGATCTCGTCACGAATACTAGAAAACTTATCTTCACTTAGATACGCATCGAGCGTCTTGGCAATTTTGTCAGGGTCATTGGCAAACCCAGCGCTTCCAAAGCACTGGTCACCAAGTTCGCCAGTGACGACCAGCGAGGTCTTGAGAGCTTTCGCTATTTCTTGTGTTGCAGTTGAGGCGAAAACATCTTCCGCCCAATAGCGGTCGGCGGGTTTGGCGACTGCCGGGATTGTCGAGACGGTCAACTTGTCTTTAATGTGGTCAGCATAGAACTCTGGGTACTCCAAAATCGATGCGGCGTTACAATGCACAGTCAGGTCGCTAAGACGACCATCAGGCACAGTCTTTAACAGCCCAACGAGCGCCACCGTGCTGTCAATACCGCCGCTCCAGAACAACGCCAGCTTTTTGTTTTCAGCCCACAGGGCTGCGCCTTTTGCATCAGCGACATTGGCGAAGGTTTCATCGAAGCTGCCAACTTCTGGGATAGCTGGCCCCGTCAATTTGAGCGGCGACGTAAGTGTTTCGCTACGGTCAACAGGCACCCACAGGTTATGGATTTCGTGACTTATCTTTTCGATGGGCGTTGGTTTGTGATTTGCGATACCAACAACGTCAATCATGTCAGGCCGCGCAAGTTGCAGCGTGTCGGCTAATGCGCCACTGTATTCAGTTTCGCTTGTTGTTGTCTCTTGTCCCAGCGCTGTTACCAATTTACGCAAAGCGTCAGACCCACAGTTTGCACCGAGACGATCAAAAACCCGCCGAACGGTTGCGCCAGTTGGCAACGCTGCCAAGAATGCTTGGCACTCAGGACACTCGGACTCATCGATTGCAGCGGCCAAGTAGTCTAACTCATCCCCTGCTATTTCAAGCATCTTTGCCGGGTCCGTTTCTGCATTGATTTCGGCAATCATCTTGTCGCGTTTGCGGTCGAGCGCCATCCTAATCTCTGGTTTTCTTAACTCCTTAAAAGCAGTAATCACCTTTTCATCGACGGTGTCTCCATCGATCATACTTGCGTCTGAGATCAGACGGGTGCCTTTGACGAATTCCTTGCATTCTGTCTCGATGGTGCTGGCTTTGTAGAACCACTCTTTTGCCCCAGCGCACATGGCGTCTAGGCGTTGTAAGGCTACCGCTCGCACATCCTCAATCGGCTTGAACTGTTCGACGTATCGGTCACCATCATCGTTTAGGACCATGATCATCGTGGAGAGATCAGACGGCGATTGATTACTACCGGAAATCATTTTGAAGCTCCATAATCACACGCACCCTTTCGCGCTCTAGAGAAAAACCACCACCAAATGCGAGAGCGACTAATGCTGAATAAACGACTAAACGCATCACGATGTTGCCCCGTTAATTGTTCCGCTATTATTGAGCGTCTGTGACACAGACGAAACGTGATGAATGGCTTTTCCCGCCGCCCCGCCAGCGCCGCCGCCGCCATTACTGACTGCACAGCCCGTTCCGCCGCCGCTACCGCCGGCTGACCCCGCTGCGCCATAGTCGCCACCGTTTCCGCCTGATGCGGCGGGACCACCAATCGAAGTGCCATTTCCAGCGGCCCCCGGCCCTGCTCCAGCGCCTCCCGCCGAACCCGCGTAACTTGAGCCGCCGCCGCACGCTCCTTCTGAGTCAGTTGATGATCCGTGCCCTGAAACCGAACCGCCGCCGCCGCCGCCGCCACCAGCCCCACGAATGAACGCACCCGAGAGATTGTTTATGGTTGCGGTCACGTCTTGAAGACTGATCGCGTTACCGCCTGCCCCGCCACTGCCACCGCCGCCCGATCCAGCCGCGCCGCCTTTTCCGACAATGGTTCCGCTATTGTTTAGCGTGAGCGTTGACCCAGAAACCAGATCAACATGGAAAGCGGCTGTCGCTGTAGCTGTCGCGGAGACTGTGATACCCGAGTTGACGGTGACGGTCACGTCGATGGCACTGCTACCGTCCCAACCGTGGTTGTTTGTTAAGTCGGACGCTAAATTGTAGTTTTCTGTGTTGCTCGATATCGTAATCGAGACTCCAGCGGAGTGACCGCCCTGAACGATGGGAAACATCATTACGAGAGCTTCTTCACAGTTAAGTGAGAGAATGAACCGACAACCGTGCAATAGAAGAAGAAGTCGTCTCCATCCCCGGTCGAAATCGAATCCCCGTCCGCAAGCGTAAACCCAGAGCTTGTTATAGCTCCTGCGCTTGCATTGTTCGTTACCTGCAAGACAATTGTGCAACTGTTCGATGGCGGGGCTAAAGTGAAGGCTCCCCCATTGACGCACTTCTGAAGATTGCCATTCGCTTCATCTAAAGTAGTGGTGCCAGATGAAATCGTAGAGAGATCGTGGACGGTGGCAGCGAAACCGGCAGTCAATACGTCCGCAGTGTCGGCCTTCAAAATGTCTGAGTCGGCAGCTTCAGCCCCTAGCGCCGTGCGCGCGTCCGCCGCGTTGGCCGACCCCGTCCCGCCATTTGCCACAGGCAATGTTCCGGAGACCGCTGACGCCAATGGAACCTGCCCGTATGACGGGTCTGTCCCATCGCTAATAATAACGCGGTTTGCGGATCCTACAGCCAGACGATCAATTGTGTTAGATGCGTTTCTGATGATCATATCGCCGCGGGTGGTCATCGGGTCGCTAAGATCGCCCGCGTTGCCAGTTCTCGAAAACGAGAAGTAAAGATCGTCGCTTGCGCTCAACGACACGCCAGCGCTACTGACGTGCGTAACCGGCACGATTAAGTGCGTCGTGTTGTCGGTTACGGTGCCGGTGATCGAGAACACAATGTTCGAACCTGGCGTACCGGACTCTCGAATAACTAGATGGCCTTTTACCGGCGAGGTGCTGTCGTCCCAGGTGACGATAAAGTCGCTGACATCAGGGTTGCCGGTCGAGGCCGAGGTCGCTGAGAAACAGATCTGTGTTACTGACCCCATACTTGCATTGTTAAAGCGAACCCCGCCAGCCGAGGGATTCGCCATCGATGTCGAAGTCTCATATTCAAAGAAGATGGCGGCAGCCGCTGCTTCGGCGGCGTTAGCCGAAGCGGCAGCATTTGTCGCAGAAGTCGATGCAGACGAACTAGAAGAGGTCGCTGAAGCCTGGGCACTTTCGGCGGCGGCTTGAGCGGTTTCGGCTGCGTTTTTTGCTGTTGTTGCAGAAGAGCTCGAAGACGACGCAGATGTAGCCGAGGCCGCCGCCTCTCCAGCTTTCGTCGTGGAAATAGTTGCTTGAGAGGTTGCGGTTGCAGCCGAAGTGCTGGCACTTGAACTCGAACTTGAGGCAGAAGCCTGGGCAGTTTCGGCAGCAGCTTGAGCGGTTTCGGCAGCAGCTTGAGCGGTTTCGGCAGCATTCTTCGCGGTCGTCGATGACGCGCTTGACGCGGCGGCAGCCGTCGCACTCGAGGCGGCATTAGTTGCCGACGTCGTGGCGGAGGCAGCATCAACTATGAGATCCCATTTTGCGGAATCCGTATTGCTCGTCAGCGGTTGCGCGCCCGAGCTCGTGTGCGCCGTGTTCGCCTGGAATATATTATTCGTAGACGTGTCTTTTACGAGGTCACGGACAACGTAGGACGTGCTTGCAGCCCAATTACCCCGGAAGGTGCCGAACTCTT